AACAATTTATTAAACAAGATGTATCACCGTCTTTTGACGTATTATTTATTGACGAAGCACAGGACCTCTCACCTTTACAATGGAGAATGGTCAGGACTTTATGGTCGAAAGCAAACAAGACCTACATTGCAGGGGACGATGATCAAGCTATATTTAGATGGGCTGGCGCTGACGTTGATACTTTTATCGCTCTTAAAGAAGAAGTAGATCACGTGGATACATTAAGTCAATCTTATCGAATACCTGGCGGACCGATACACGAATTATCACAGGACATCATTAAAAAAGTTACAAACAGATACGACAAAGATTATTTACCACGACAAGAGATGGGTGACTTGACAAGATACTCTGATGTTACACAAATAAATATGTCACAAGGTGAATGGCTTGTTCTATCAACTGCGAATTATTTTCTCGACGACATCAAAGATTTATGTGAACTACAGGGTTGGTATTATTCTCACAAGCACAAGAACTCTATCAAATTAGATTTACTGCTGGCGATACAAACCTGGGAGAAGTGGAGAAGGGTTGAACATGCTTTACCTGTTGCATCAATCAAAAATATTTATTCATACCTGGGTGATAATGTAACCAAAGGTTATCAGAAAGGTAAAACTATGGACGAGAACGAAGAGGGTTATTACATTGCGGAGTGCATCGCGGATCATGGATTACAAACAGATGACGTTTGGTACAAAGCATTTGCAGGTTTAGATACAGAAACAGAAAACTACATACGCAGTATGTTAGCCAACAAAGAAAAAATTTCACAGACACCAAGAATAACACTATCAACTATACACGGAGCGAAAGGGGGTGAAGCTGATAATGTATTATTACTACCTGATATTACTAAGTCTAGTCTTGATCAAAATGACGTGGATCCAGACGAACTCCACAGGTTATTTTATGTAGCAGTCACACGTGCAAAAAAATCTTTGCATATACTAGAACCAAAAAATTATGACAGGGCATATATCATTTGAGATTTCATGAACACATAAAAGGTGACAAAGCAGAATACATAGCTGCAATGTGGCTATGGGATCAAGGCTATTTGGTTTGCAGGAACATGTCACAGCAGGGAGCCGTTGATTTAGTTGCAATAAAAGAGCATGAAGTTATACTGATAGATGTAAAATCAGAATGTATAAGAAAGAGAGACGGATATAAAATTAACAGATCATTGACACCGATACAAAAAAATCTTGGTGTCAATATTTTAAATGTAAACGTAGAAACAGGAGCCTGCACATATGTCTAAAAAACACGATCCAGTAAATTTCCCTTCACACTATAACAAAGGCGGCATTGGTTGCATTGATGCAATTAAGTCTTGCCAGGGTGATGGTTTCAAATATTATCTACAGGGTTCAGCTATAAAGTATATTTGGCGCCATGAGCACAAAGGCAAACCAGTAGAAGATCTAGACAAAGCCATTTGGTTTTTGAACAAATTGAAAGAAGAATATAAATGAGAACATTACAGCAACCACTATTCACACCAGATACAGAGTGGGTGCCACCGGATAGACTACCTGATTTGTCTAGCCACTCAGAGATCGCCATTGACTTAGAAACAAGAGATCCAAACCTCATGACTATGGGATCAGGATCTGTACGAAGAGACGGAGAGGTTGTTGGTATTGCCGTTGCTGTTGAAGGATGGTCAGGTTACTTTCCAATAGCGCACGAAGGTGGTGGGAACATGGACCGAGGATTGGTCCTGGACTGGTTCGAAGAGCTATTACAAACAACAGCTACAAAAATATTTCACAATGCCATGTACGATGTATCGTGGATCAGGTCACTTGGTTTTTATATTAACGGCGGCATCATTGACACAATGATTGCTGCAAGTTTGATTGATGAGAATAGATTTAGTTACACACTAGACTCTATTGGTAAAGATTATATTGGCATGCGTAAGAATGAAAATCTTTTGAAAGAAGCTGCAAAAGATTTTGGCGTCAATCCAAAAGCAGAGATGTGGAGATTGCCGGCACCATTTGTGGGTGAGTATGCAGAGAAGGACGCAGAGATTACACTGAAGCTGTGGCACGCATTGCAGCACGAGATTACAAAACAAGATCTATGGGATGTATTTAATTTAGAAACTAATCTGTTTCCATGCCTGATTGATATGAAATTTAAAGGTGTACGCGTTGACGTTGAAAAAGCTGCAGCACTCAAGACACAACTGACAGTGACAGAGGGTGGGTTGTTACGTGACATAAAAAAGATTGCAGGTTTTGATTTAGAGATATGGGCCGGAGCATCGATTGCCAAAGCATTTGACAAATTAAAAATACCATACGACAGGACAGACAAAGGCGCACCATCATTTACAAAAAATTTCTTGGCCACACACCCAGCAGAATTACCCAAGCTAATTGTTGAAGCACGAGAGATCAACAAAGCAAACACAACTTTCATAGATACAATACTCAAGCACGAATACAAAGGACGCATACACGCTGACATTAATCAGATACGATCTGACCAAGGCGGCACGGTTACAGGCAGGTTTAGTTATGCCAACCCGAACCTGCAGCAGATACCTGCACGACACAAGGAACTCGGACCGATGATTAGAAGTTTATTTATACCAGAAGAAAAATGTATGTGGGGTTGTTTTGACTACAGCCAGCAAGAGCCAAGAATATTAGTACACTTTGCATCACTCATGAAGCTAGAAGGCACAGGCACGATTGTCGATGCATACAACGATGGCAGCGCAGACTTTCACCAGATGATTGCGGACATGGCCGGCATTGATCGTAAACAGGCGAAGACAATTAATCTTGGTATCATGTATGGCATGGGCAAGAACAAACTTATGGCTGAATTAGGATTAATGAAAGATGCTGCAGAAAAACTATTAAAAACTTATCACCAACGAGCACCGTTTGTAAAAATGTTATCAGAAGCTGTATCACGCAGGGCCGATGACAGCGGTAAGATAAGAACTATTGGTGGCAGGTTATGCCACTTCGACATGTGGGAGCCCCATGGTTTTGGAATAAAGAAACCATTGAACCACGCCGATGCCCTCAGGGAGCACGGACCGGGGATTAAACGCGCGTTCACGTACAAAGCTTTGAACAAGTTGATCCAGGGATCAGCTGCGGACATGACTAAGCAGTCTATGTTGGCCTTGTACAGGGAGGGGGTGATTCCTCATATACAAATTCATGACGAACTTGATATCTCAGTTGCAAGCTTACAGGACGCAGAGAAAATTATTGAAATTATGGAGCAAGCGGTTGACTTACAGGTCCCGAACAAAGTAGACTTTGAAAAAGGAGATAGTTGGGGTGACATCAAATAACGAAACAGCAGCAGAGATTACACTGGGTGTTTGCGATGGTTGCGATAACTATGTCCCATTCATAAGATTGTCTGATAGAAAAGACGCTAGAATTTTCAAGTGTTTGTCTTGTAATCACCAATACAAACAGCTGGTTAATGGTAAGATCCAGTTTGTCCACTTAGATGAGATATATAAGCTACATAGATAACTGCCCGCCTCGAGATGAGACGAGCAGGCATTGAAAGGTGTGAAGATATTTGCATAATATTTTAAAATAAACTATTGTCAAATATAATATTTGCACTATATAATCCCATATAATAAGTTAACAAAGGAAAGAAAAATGCCAGATATAAGTAAATTTAAATCAGTTTCTGTGTCTATGGATACACATGATAAACTAATGGGTTTAGCACAAAACAGGTTCGAAGTGCCGGTAAGTGTGCAGAAAGTAATAGAGTTTTTATTAGAGAAAGAGATAAAGAAAAAAAATGGTAGATCTAACGGGAAAGCACGACGTTAAGGCTATTTGCCCACGTTGTTACGGAAACGGTTTTATTCGCATGCAAGCAGGTTGCGCACCAGAAGTAAATTGTGTGCAGTGTGACGCTCAGGGGTGGGTATGGTTACCCGCAGATCGTTGTAGAATAAATGTCGAGGGTGGCACTGAACCACGCTGGATGAAATCAGGAGAAACAATATGAGTCTAACAGATAAGCGTATCGATAATGTCATGAAGGCTATGCGTGAAGCAAAAGATTATGACATGAAGGTTATATGGAATGATAAGTTACAGAAACTTTTTGAAATAAGAAAGAGGAAAGCATATGAAAGACTTGAGCATAAAGCTAGAATGGTCCACTAGTAATCTACTGGTGTGGACAGTTTTAGGGATAGGTATAGGATTATGTATTGTAAATCTAGTCACTATCTATAATATATACAGTGTAATTGAAACGATGTGGTTAGAGATACAACAGGTCAAAGAGGTAAACATCTCTTTGTATCAATTTATCGAGGCACATAAAAATGACTTTGATTAAGGAAAATAAAGGTGTGAGAAAAGAGATTCCGAATAGGATGATGAGTGCAACTTTCGCTCTACCAATCGATGGTAGACGGGTTGTAGGCATATTAGACTATACAGCAAACGACAATGGGCTAACGCCTATGGCTTTCTGGATAAAATTAAAACCAACAGATTCATATTTAGATAGAGAACTGAGAGCATCAGGTAAACTTATATCAAGATGCCTGCAACACGGCGAGTCTTTGAAAGAATTAGTAGATACATTGTCTCAAGATAATGTGGTTGGTCAGATGGCAAACTATCTGCACAAGAACATGGAAGATATTATCATGGGTAAACCACCAGAAAAGAAACAACGGGAGCTGTCAACAGACCCGTATGCAATGAAGGAGTAATTATGGATGAATTTGAAATAGAATGGATACCAGAGGACACCGGCGCGCCGTACGAGGCCGAGGATGTATTGCCTGATATACCATCACACTCGCTTGATAAACTTTGTAAAGCGAAATACGGACATACCAACTGGGCTCGCATGGGACATATGACACCAGAAGAGCTGTTAGGTAATCCACACGAGTTTGACTACGAAAATGGGGTAATCTTTTTTAAGAACGCCCACATGGTATGAAGATTGTCGATAAGTACGTATATCCAACAAGCACACGAGCGTCTATTGCAGGGCTTAGGCATTACACAGTCACCGGCGAAGAACAAAAACTCCCCTCAGTCACAACGGTTCTTGGACAAACGCAACCGAAAGAAAAGCAAGA